CGAACAAGTCCGATTGCCAATGTATCACTGGCCATCGACAGGTCAATGGTAGCGAGATGGCCAAAGCGGCTCCCATCAAACGCCAAGTCCTAATTAGGACTCTACGCGTTGAGGTCAAGGTGTGCCCATTTTTTCAGCATACCTCGAAGCAATGTGCCTAAGCCCAATTGGGCGAAGACATTCATGCGGGGCTCTACCCCGATCGATCTCTCGATTAAGGCGTTCTTTGGCACGAACACGACAGTGTTGCCGGGCTGGATATGCATCGTAATCTCCCCCCTGGTGCCATCTTCGACATCTGTGGGAAGGTTCGCTGCAGCAAAAGCCCACACTGGATGGTCTAACACCATACTCAGTGCGCCATCCGCGAAGTCGGCGGTCGCCGACAGCGGGGATAGCTTGTGATACGACCCAACTCGATGGCCTTCAGTTTGGTCATCCGATCCAGGTCCAAAGCGGCAGCACTCCAACCAATCACGAGGGTTTGGACCCTCTCCAATCCATGTAGCAATTTTCCGTTGTGCCCGAAAAAGTACGGACTCAACGTCGGGTGTACTGCGGTGTTGTGCAGTAGCATCCGAAGCGTAACGGTTGGCAAAGCGGCGGTTGGTTGCGCGACACATCTCTTCTGCTTCAAAGAACTTCTTGATAGCAGACGCCGTCCTATCTTTCAACGGGACAGCGCTTAGAGGACACTTTTTCAGAAAACTCACAGCCTGGTAATCCAGCCGGAAGTCTTCGGAGCTCAGGTACTCTGACGCTTTAACTTCATGCTTCAAGACGGACAACAAATCTCCGTACTTAAGGCATAGCGCCAGGCCTAAGCTAGTGGGTGTGTCTAGCCGATACCACAGCTCATTGGCAACGTCGAACAACAAGGCTTCCGCCTCATTTGTTCTTAGTCGAAACCCCTTTACGAGGTCTCGAGTTTCTCGAACGACGGCTTTTAGCCGATTCGTCATCGGTCTTCCTCCGGAAAATGGTCAAAACCATACCAAGGAGTTCGATGGTCCGCCTAATTATGGCGGTAGATCGAAGTGAAAGCATATGTTACTAGTACATGCTTTCCTGCGTCTCCATTGCTGTCTGAATGAAGGTGTGAGCCATCAGGTTTTTCTGAGCAGCCCACATTTCCTGCCTTTCAGCCAGCGTACAACCAGGAGGCTGGATCACTTCGGTCTTCGTTCGTTGGACGTAGTCAACGGCGCCAGTGGTGCCGTTCACGACCGGACGAGCAATAGTGAAGACTTGACGAGTAACTTGCTTACTGGGGTCAGCCGGAGTGCGAATTTCTGCACTAATCGTCCGGTAACCGCCAACGGTTCCTTGCGAAACGTCGGCCCAGCGAGCAACACCCTCCTTAATGCCGAGAACCTGGTAATTCACCGGGGACGCAGCCTTGTTGTTGAGGGTAAGGGTAGCCATAGCAGGCATGTTTAACTCCTAGAAGGGAAGTATTGCAAAAGAAGAAGAAGCACCGTTAAGGCGTAAACTAAAAGCTCCAGGATGAGTTCCAGATCTGATTGCATCAAGGTCTGTACTTTCCTGGCGCTCGATCGCCAAAAGTGAGTTGTCGACACAATGCTGCCGCTGTAGTTAAACGGCTCCCATTTAAGGAGTCGTACAGTGGCGTGCGAATCGTTGTCAACGACCCATTCCAGGGCTGCCGTATGTGCTGGCGAACATCCCAGTACCATGGCGGGATAGCTGGATCCGCAACGGTCCTGGAGCCCTTCCAATACGTGGTCTGCGTATACCCGCTGTATGCGGTTACCGAAGACTCGTACCCAGCGAGGACTTTGAGCCCCTGAAGGGAGCTCCGTACCTCAAGCCACTCCCCAACTCCGACAAACCAGTCGAAGACAAAGGAGAATGGTATGAGTTCCCATAGAGTAAGTAACGGGTCGGTTAGACCCACTCCAAGGGATGCTGCTGCTGCTGCTGGGGCGTATTCTACCTCAAGCAGCAACCCTGCCCGGCCCACAACCGTACGGTCCCACTTATAAAGGTCATACCAGTCCGAGTCAGCGTAACAATAACCACTGTCGCGCTTCCCGGTACCAGTGTACCTCACTTGTGAGGCCAGCTTTCTACGGGGTGTGTACTTCCCACTTTTGTGGAGCAAGTCGTACAACTCTGTGGCGGACCCAACGGCATCACTCAAAATAGGCCTCCAACCATACTGGTAAGCTAACCAGTGATTGGCGGCTGTCCTTGAGGGTTTATCGATGCCGAGAGCCCGAGCGGCCTGCTTAAATCTGCCCTTTCGAAAAGCAGAATAAGCAGTAGCCAGGGTCTTAGCTGAGTCAGCAATTAAGTCAACAGTTTTACGGCCCTCGTAGAACGTAACCGGGAGATTAACTTTCAAATCCCGGGCATTCGAAAGGACTTTGAACTTAGCGTCAACTCTTGCCGCTGTCTCACGAGAAGTTACAAGCGCCTCCCCGCCGCTTTCAGCCCAATATACAGACTGAGGCACGCGGGTAATGAAGTTCTTGTACTCCTCACGACGCATTGTGAAGGGATCCTTTAGGGATCCACTCCAAAACTCACCTCGGACCTCTAAGGTCTGCTCGGTAAGCGAAAGCGTCTGCAGGTAGCCCTGTGTTTTTCGGATAGTTTTATAGTTCGGCGTCCGGCTCCAACTACGGTAAACTGTCTTTTCCCTCGGATGAAAATTCGCGTTCGGGGTCGGGTGGCTCGTTGTGAGGGTATTTGTTAGCACCCCCGCAGAGTTAAACGACTTCCGCACGTGCTCAAACGGTGGAAAAAACTTGTAGTTGAGTGTCGGCATACAAACTCACTTCCTAGGAAACCACTAGACGGTGAGGGGGCAAGTCCCCACAATCCATCCCGGTAATCCGCATCAGGAGCAGAA